GGACGCCGTGATAAAGAAGCGCGTGCTAGAGCTATCCAGGGGCGCATGCAGCAGGGCAAGGTGTATTTTCCTCGTGACGCATCGTTCTCTGGTCCATTGATCGCGGAACTTCTTCGGTTCCCGAATGGTACTCACGACGACCAGGTTGATGCCCTGTCGTGGATCGGTCTCATGATGACCGAGTTTTCAACGTATCAGGCTCCAGTTGTACATGTACAGTCTTGGCGGGACAAACTCATCTCTCTTACTCGCGGACCCCGCCAAAAATCCGCGATGAGTGCATAACATGGCAAAGATCAAAACCCAGTCGATCGAAGATCAGCAGCTTGCCCATCAGCAGTGGAACCGCTATGTGCGGGCCCGCGACAACGGGCATCTGCAGTATGTCGAGATGGCTAAGAAGTGCGACGCGTTCTATCGCGGCGACCAGTGGGACCAGGTTGATCTTGCCGCCCTGGAAGCAGAAGGTCGTCCCGCACTGACCATCAACACCATTCTCCCGACCGTGAACACGGTCCTTGGAGAACAGTCCACGCGCCGTGCCGACGTGCAGTTCAAACCGCGCCGTGGTGGTGATCAGGACGTAGCGAGCGTGCTGACCAAGCTGTACATGCAGATTGCTGATAACAACAAGCTCGACTGGGTCGAGCAGGCGGTGTTCAGCGACGGCCTCATCATGGACGGCCGTGGTTACTTTGACGTTCGTATGGACTTCACCGACCACGTCGAAGGTGAGATCCGCATCACGGCTAAAGACCCCCTCGACATCCTGATCGATCCGGATGCGAAGGAGTACGACCCGAAGACCTGGAACGAGGTGTTCGAGACCAAGTGGATGACCCTCGACGAGATCGAGGAACTCTACGGCAAGGATAAGGCGGAGTCGCTACGCTTCGTAGCCGAGAACGGTAACGGCTTTGGCCGCGACTCGATTGAGTATGAAGAGACCCGTTACGGTAAGACGGACAGTAGCCAGGATTACTTGGGTGCCGCTATCCCCGGCAACGGAGACTACCGTAACATCCGTGCGCTTCGCGTGATTGCTCGTCAGTATCGCAAGATGGGCCGGGCTGATTTCTTCGTTGACCCGAACACCGGTGATCAGCGCGAAGTCCCCGAGAACTGGAACGAGCAGAAGGCGAAGAAGTTCGCTAAGCAGTACAACTTGAGCCTGATCTCTAAGGTCGTGCGTCGAGTTCGCTGGACCGTTACCTGCGACAAGGTTGTGCTGCATGACGACTGGTCGCCGTACGATGACTTCACCATCGTGCCGTACTTTGCGTACTTCCGTCGCGGCCGTCCGTTCGGCATGGTCCGCAATCTGCTTTCCCCGCAGGAGCAGCTCAACAAGATCGCGAGCCAGGAGCTGCATATCGTCAACACCACGGCCAACAGTGGCTGGATGGTGGAAAGCGGTTCGCTCGTCGGCATGACGGCCGATGATCTAGAAGAGCACGGCGCGGAGACCGGCTTGGTGGTCGAGTACAATCGTGGCTCATCGCCGCCGACAAAGATCACTCCGAACCAGATCCCGACCGGCCTCGACCGTATCAGCCAGAAAGCGGCCCTTAACATTAAGGTGATCAGCGGCGTGAACGACTCGATGCTCGGGTCGGACGGTGCTGAAGTGTCTGGTATTGCTATACAGGCCAAGCAGAACCGGGGGGTCATCATGATCCAGGTTCCGCTTGATAACCTGCGTAAGACCCGCCATTATCTCGCTGAGAAGGTGCTAAACCTGGTTCAGAAGTTCTATACTGAACAGCGAGTGATCCAGATCACAAATGAAGACGACCCGTTGAAGCCGCGCGAGCCGCTCGTTGTTAACGAGATGACTCCGGAAGGCCGCGTCATTAACGACCTCACTTTGGGTGAGTACGACGTCGTTATCAGCACCGCTCCGGCGCGTGACTCGTTCGATGAGATGCAGTTTGCCGAGGCCCTTAACCTGCGGCAAGTCGGCGTTGCCATCCCGGATGACGCCATCATTGAATACAGCCACCTTGCCCGTAAGGGTGAACTCGCCAAGCGCATCCGCATGATGACCGGTGTCGAGCAGACCCCGGAGCAGATGGAAGCGTCGGCGATGCAGGCAGAGATCGCAATGCAGCAGGTGCAGCTGGAGCTGGCCCGTATGCAGGCGGAAGTGCAGAAGTTGCAGTCCGAAGCCGCGATCAACATCGCCAAGGTGCAGGACGTCGCAGACGTACAGCCCCAGCTCAAGATGGCCGAACTGCAGACGCAGATCGGACTCAAGGAGCAGGAGTTGCAGCTGCGGCGTGAGCTGGCCTCGCTCACCAACCAGACCCGTCGTTCGCAGCAGGAGACGGCTGCAGCGACGCGCATCGCAGCCACTGTCATGCAGACGGCAGCGAAGACGCAGACCCAGGGTACGCCGCGACCCATCCCGAATATGCGGCCGATGACCCCACAATAGGAGATTGAATATGTCTGAGGACAAGAAAGACGCTAGCCTTGACCGGATGCCTGGTTCCGATCCAGTGGAAGACGCGCCCGAGGCGAAATTCGACCTGAACTTTGGCTTGGGCGAAGAGCCAAAGGCCGAAGCCCCGGTCGAACAGCCGGAAGTCGCTGAGGAACCGGTTGCCGAGGCTCCTACGGCCGAGGTAAAGGCCGAGGAAAAGCCCGAAATTCCGGAAGTCCCCGAGCCGGTCGTGCGGGCCGAGGCCAAGGAAGAGCCGAAAATTACTCAGGAGACTGAGCAAAAGAAGCCGATGGTGCCGAAGTCGCGCCTCGACGAGGTGTTGGCTAAGCAGAAGGCTCTGCAGAAGCAGCTCGATGATCTGATGGCAGCAAAAACCGCTGCTGAGACGGCCCCAGATAGCTTTGATTTCGCGGTCAAGGAGGTCGAATACCAGAACATGGTGCTCGACGGGCAGCATGAAAAGGCTGCGGCGCTGCGTCAGGAGATCCGCCGGGCTGAACGCGCCCAGTTGGAGTTTGAGCTGACCCAGAAAATGGAGCAGAAGGTCACCCAGAGCCAGCAGATGTCGGCTCTGCAGCAGGCCGCGTCGGAGCTGGAGACGAATTTCCCGGTTTTCGACCGCAACAGCCCTGAGTTCAACGAGAAATACACGCAGGAAGTGATCGATCTGCGCGACGCATTTATCGTTAAGGGCGAAAACCCCGTCGCTGCGCTGTCAAAAGCGGCTAAGTTCGTCCTCCGTGAGTACGATCTGGTCGATATGAGCACCCAGGAAACCCCGTCTTTGGCGGCTCCTACCGCTACGAAGGCCGCTCCGGTCGACGAAGTGGCTAAAAAGCGTGCCGATATCGCTCGCAAGATGAAGGCCGCCGAGTCCCAGCCGCCTGATATGCCGGGTGAGAGCTCTGCCGCACGCGGTGAGAAGGCATTCGACGTTATGCAGCTGACGGAGGACGAGTTTAACGCCCTCCCGGCAGCGACCCTTAAGCGGCTGAGAGGCGATGTCGTCTAATGGCTACCCGAGACTCGCGTTTGGCCCGAGCTGGCGTCTCTGGCTACAACAAACCTAAGCGCACACCAAGCCATCCGACCAAGAGCCACGTGGTTGTGGCTAAGTCGGGCGAGCAAGTAAAGACTATTCGCTTCGGCCAGCAGGGCGTGAGCGGCTCCCCCCGTAAAAAGGGGGAGTCCGAAGCCTATCGCAACCGCCGCGAGTCTTTTAAAGCCCGCCACGCCGGTAATATCGCTAAGGGCAAGATGTCCGCAGCGTATTGGGCCGATAAGGTTAAGTGGTAATGGCTAAGGCTAAGTCAAAGGTCAACGCCGCCGGTAACTACACCAAGCCGACTATGCGTAAGCAGATGTTTAACAGCATAAAAGCCGGTGGAAAAGGCGGTAAACCAGGTCAATGGAGCGCCCGTAAAGCACAGATGCTTGCGGTTGAGTACAAAAAGTCAGGAGGAGGCTACAAGTAATGGCTAAGGACTGGATCAAAGACGCGATCAAGAAACCTGGTGCCCTGCGTAAGAGCATGGGGGTAAAGAAAGGCGAGAAGATTCCGGCTAAAGAGCTGAAAGCAGCAGCCAAGAAGTCAGGCAAAACCGGCCAGCGTGCCCGTTTGGCCATGACCCTTCGTAAGATGAAGAAGGATTAGTCCATGGGGTTAGCTAAGTCACAGAAGTCCCTTAAAAAGTGGACTAAGGAGGACTGGGGTACCCGTTCTGGCAAGAACAGTACCCAAGGCTCTAAAGCGACTGGCGAACGGTACCTGCCGAAGAAAGCTCGGCAGGCGCTGTCCCCGCAAGAGTATGCTGCTACCACCCGTAACAAGCGTCGTTCGCTTGCTAAGGGGGAGCAGTTTTCGAAGCAACCCAAGCGCATCGCCAAGAAGACGGCGCGATACCGTTAACCACAGGAGACGAGCGTAGGAAGATGAAGAAAAGGGGCGAAAAAGGCCCGATGCACCGCATGCCGGATGGCACCATGATGCCGGGTAAGACCCACGGCGCTAAAAAGCCTGCTAAGAAGGCGGCCAAGAAGAAATATTCTTATTA